AGGTATTGTCATGAGTCCACCCACACCATTTTTTGCCTTAAAAGATCCTTATTCAGGAACTAGGAATTAATCATCATTTGCCAATTTGGCAAAGTATGACATTGTGTCCTCTTCATCAGTATCAAATGGAATTTCATCTGCGGTCACTGGTTGTTTGACTTCCAATGGCGCGGGTGCAGGTTCATTCATCATTGATTCTTGTTTTAAGGTAGGGGCACCGGCATCGGCATCCTCACCTAGAACACGCATAAGCTTGGCTTTTAACTCATCATATGTCTTGTAGTTCTTAGGATCAACAAACTCTTGGAGAGAGTTGAGTTGACCATAGATCCCTTCAAGTTGATCATCCTGAGCAAGTTGAGAGACTGATTCAAATTCAGACTTATCATAGTTCCGATAACCTTCAAGGTTACGAATCTTAAGTTTAAAGTTTGCACCAGCCCAGAAATCAAATGGATTTACTGGTTCTTCATCCTGAAATGATGGTTGCATTACATCCATGATCTTATCAAAGATCTTTTTACCAAACTTGTAGAGGAAGACTTTGCCTTCGTTATCAGGATTGGCTGGATCAGACACAACATAGATATTGGTCACGTAATGTAGGCGACGCTTACGTTCACGAGCAATCTCCTTATCGGCATCAATGCCAGAGTTCCAGAGACGTGAGTTCATTTCACCCACGGGATCAGGTTGTCCGATTGATGTCAGAGAGTTCTCAATGTACCATTGACCAGTAGGTCCTTTGAACCCATGATCCCAGTAACGAACCCAAGGTAGGTCCTCACCTTCTGCGGCAGGAAGAAAACGAATGATGGCATAACCATTGCCTGCCTTATCGACAGATGGTTTCCAAAAACGGTCGTCACCATAAGATTTCTTTTCGGTAGATCCACCGACTTGTTCTGCTGCGTTGATGAGCTTAGAGATTTGATCGCGATTGCGCTTTAGATTTTCGAATGACATTATATTGTCCTTATATTAGCTGAAGTATGAATGTATATTATATCATAACAAAGAGTGTTTGTAAACACATAACTATATATATTTTATTCAAACACTAGTTCATTAATTCGAGGTAAAAAATTTAATTTTCTTGCCTCTGCCTCAAGTTTATCCCTAATAATTGGAGAGATGAACTTTCGGATATCCTCAATCTCGATGGAGTGTTCCTCACATAACCAAATAATAGCATCCATATAGGATATTTGCTTATCAAAAACGGTCTGTTCCACGAGTTTGGAGAATTTGGGTTTAGTTAAAAACTGTTCTTCTAGAGTCATAGTATCCTCATTAGAATTGTATCTTCGTTCAGACGTCCATTCGGTTGAGATACCTTGGTGGTTAATTCACCCAATGCTTTGTCAACCTGACGCGGGGTCTTTTTAAGAATAATTGGTAGCATTTCATCCGGTTTTCGTAATGTTAATGTTTTACTTAATTCCGGATCAAAGTTCTTAATCGATGTGCCAGAAATTTCAAATCCACCAGTTGCTGTGGTTTCATAATAGCACAATTTTCTTGTTTTGGTATTAAATGTAAAGAGTTTTGATGCCCCAACAAGAGCAAGAGGATTAACTGATACCAATTTATATTCCGAGTCCTCCTTTTTATATTTAATACTGGCAACTTGTTTATCCGCTGCCCTTGGTTTCTTTACACGAGTTGTTCGTGTTGCCTTGGCCGCAGACTTGATAGAATCCAAATCGGCAACCATTTGCTCAAGTACTGTTACTCTAGACTTTAATTCTGTTCGTTTAAGGTGACTGTAACCTTCGACTGCCTGTTCACAGGTTTTATTATAAGCATCTTTATATTCTTCAAGCATAGGTTCAATATAACGGCGAACCTGATCCACAGCTCCACCTTTTAGGTTATGAACCTTGAAGAGTTGGTAAAGGTCGATAGATGGTTTCTTACCCTCAAGCCAGGCGTCCTCAAGCGAATCAATTTCCCTTAAAATGGTTTCACTTACCTTATTGGCTAGACGCTGTTGTGGAGTAAGTACACGAACAGTAGTCTCTTGTTTTTCTGCAACGGCAATATCTTTAATGATTTGTTTACCCGAGGTAATTAAATCACTAAAGAATTTTTTAAGAAACTCAGGAAAATGTTTGTAGCCATCTGGCAATTCTTGCCCCAGTGATACCCAATGAATACCCGCTGCAAGACCGGAGAACATGACATATCTGTATTCTGGATTGGCAAGGATTGCCTTGGCATCATCTTTATTGTATTCGGTTTTTACATAAGATTTGACTATTTCAGCATAAGCCTTTTTATCAAGATCATAATTAAAATACATTTGAAATGCATTGTACCCTTTATCAAGTGGTACACCTCCAATCCCTATTTTTTGTCTCTTGACCTGCTTACGTTTCACTGCCATTTTAAATCTCCAAATGTGTCAAATATTGATTTTGACCGAATGTGCCAGTAGCAAATGAATTAAATGCGATTGATACCCTTGTTTCATTAGTATCATTTTTTGGCACAGAATGATACAGATCAGAGGGAAACATTAATAAATTATTAGTCATGGCATCAAATGAATATGTATTAAAATTCCATTCATTTGATTCCGATGAAGCTATTTTTAAACCATTTTGCATTCTGTGAAAATTAATAATGTCATTTGCTTTAATATAAAAAACACCACTGATGATGCTATTCGGATGATTATGATGATGGGTAAACATACCATAATCAGAAAAATTTATCCAACTTTGCGTAATATAAGGCAATGAATTATCTTTTTCAAAAATTAATTTATAAAACTGTTTAAGATTTTTATCAATCCAATCTCTTAAATTTTTGAGAATTTCATTGTCCAAAATATTATGATCATCACTTATTCTATGACTAGAACCTGTTGATGACGGTATACTCATAATGTAATTGATTTGATCATCACTTAAATTATTTTCCCACTTAATGGTGGAAATAGGTGTTGGAAAAATACCTTTTACAACCATCAGTTACGTCTCATGGTTGCATAGTTTTTAGGATCGTCGTCTCTGCCTACTGGGACGATGTTACTTTTGTGCATGGTGGCAAGACCGGTGATGTAGTCTCCCCCATATTTTTTTGTTTCTGCTTTTGCTGTTGAAGTTGAGTTATTTGTGAAGGTGTCGAATGACGGGTATTCTCGGTCTGTACGGACCAGTTGCAGCGGCGACCTGCTCGGAACATATTCTTTAAACTCCTGTGTGATGGGAGTTGAAGCAAACTTTTTTGTTCGCTTCAATTCACTACTATATATCCTTAATCGTTCTTCACGTTGTATTTTTTTACGGCGGCTTATTGCCATTGATCAAATTCCTTCATTGCCGAATAAGTGTCCATAATTCCAGAAGCATTAATGGTATTATATACCTCTTTTTCGTCCATGTAAACACTATTTTCACGGGCAAGTTTAGCCGCAACTTTACGCTCACGGTCAATCTTTTTAGCAACCCTCTTGATCAGCTGGAGCCTTTGTGATTTGGTCATAATGTATATTCCTTTCAAGTTGATGTCTAATTAATCTAAGCGTTTCAAGTTTTTCTTCAATTTCTGCTGTACTTTTAGAAATTTCTTCGAGGAATGCTATCTCCTCGTTTACGGAATCAAGCTTTTGCCGAAAGTCCATCCGAATCTCCCATTGAATGAATCATATTGCCATCCTCATCTATAATATTATATGCGACAATATTTCTGGTAGCGTTTAATCGTTCCTTTGCGCTGACGACAGGATCATTACGTGTTCCCATTTCGCCACCCTTGACTTCGTACGAGTGAGTGAAACCATTCACCCACCGCACATTAAAAGTATAAGTTTTCATTTTCTAGCCAAAACCTCAGCTGTGTCAAAGACCGAGAAGTACCGAGGCTTTTTGTTCTCTTCTTCTTCGTCCTTGGTGAACATAACAAGCTTGGCACAAGCCTTGAGACCCTTCAGTTTTGCACCTGGGATACCAAGATCACGTACAGCTTGTTTAAAAGTGACAACTGACTCTACGCCAATCATCGCCAAAGTAGTTGCGTTAACACCCGAATATTCACGGCCCGTAATAAAGTTTTTCATAATGTATCTCCTCATTTGATGGTACCATTATACCATATAGAGAAGCAATGTAAACACTTTTTTGCAATTTTTTTACATGAATAAAATCAATAACTTAGAGTTATTTTTTATAAATTGCCTGAAGATATGTTTCAAATTGTTCGACCTTTTCAATGCGATTAGGCCAGTAGATATAATCTTTTTCAGGATTTGCTTTTAGATTATTAAGCAAAGGGGTTACCGCATTAAAGAGTTTGTCCAATTTTTCTTGTGCGGTTTGTGCCTCTGAGTCCTTTGTTTGGACTTCAAGGGAAGCTTTCTGGACTGCCTCAAGTTCATTCTCATCGACTGCGGTAAAACCAAAGTCAAAGAATTCATCGGTCATTTTCCTTGTCCTCTATATTTCTTATAACTCCGCTTTTTGGATTTATTCATAGAAGATGTCTTAACTGCGCCGCGCCCAATTGATGTTCCTTTATTGAAGGATTCTGGTCGCCATGCCGTTGCTGTTGTTAGTTTTGCCATTTTATAAGTTCCAAATAGTAACGAAATTTTTTCGGTTGATATCTTGGGTCAGGGACTTCACCAAATCGCTTGAGCATCAGCTCATACAGTTCAAATGATGTTAATCCCACAGTGACCTATAGTATTTACCAAATAACTTTAACCCATTTCCAACACGTTCGTGATGGTCAATATCGGCAATATGCTCAATATCATCATCAATGACCTGTTCCATTGCCCAGATCATCTCATCCATCATCCAATCCCAAACTTTTACTTGATGGTCAAACTCTTCGCCAAAATCATCCCCCTTGTTGAATAAATCATCAACTGCTCTTGGATCATGTTGACGATGAATATATTGTAGATGCTCTGGCATATCCTCATAATCCATATAAGGAACACCATGTTTGGTTTCTTTGAGTTGCTTGAGCATTGGGAGTGCAATTAATGCCAGGCTATGGTCCATATTCCATGTATCATAATCATGGATATGAATTGATTCTTTACGAGGAGAATCATCTTCTTTATATGGACCAATGTATACTTTCATTAGATAATCAGACCAGAAGTAGCCTGTCTCCACGCCTTTTCAAATTCATCGCTACATTCCGTAACGAAAACATAGTTAGCAATTGTTGCAATCTTAGGATCTAATTTACCTGACATGCATAATCCTTTTGCAAATCCTACACCTTCCTGCCCTTGAACCAAAGTCCTCGGATCCTCAAGTGTAATACCACTTTCACTTTCCCTTACATATTTACCGACGATTTCGCCGGCCATTGTCATAGCAACTACGATGTCACCTTTTTTCATATTCATATCCTATTTATCCCATTAAAGTTTATCGTCCGGAGGGGTGTCCTAGGCTACCCCTCCAGACTATCTGTTATTTCGTCACAGACCCGATTAGCTTTTGCGGTACTAATCATCATTACCGACCTAGTAATGACTGCATCGTAATACTAGGAGTTTTCTTGGCCCCGGTGGAGGGAATCGAACCCCCATCATCGGTTTTGGAGACCGAGATAATGCCATTATACGACACCGGAAATAAAGTGCGGAACGGGTGGATTCGGGTAACCACCAAGGGGGTACGATCTGATGTACCTTTCCGAATAGACCCCCTACGACCTGACGTTCCCGCTAGGGACATGGGCGCTACCCCTTCGGTCTACCTTACCCCCCATCAGCGAGAGGCATTCGGTCACGTTCCTATCGGCGCTGCAGGCACCGAACTCTGGCTGGGATAGTTGGGCTCGAACCAACGACAAGCGGATTAACAGTCCGCTGCTCTACCAACTGAGCTATATCCCAAAACTTTTACTATTTAAACCTACCGTTCTTTTTATCCATTTCTTCAAGTGGATTATAATGACTGTCCTGGTAGAGTTGCCAACAACTCCATATCCATTGAGCCATTTTAGGATCGTAATTACCTCTTTGTAACATTTCTTCCCAGTGTTCGGCCGGGACTTTGACGATAGGTATTTCATCTACGGCCTTGGCTTTTTTTACTTTGGCCATTAATTTTTTTTCCTAAAAATCTTTTTATTGGAGGTCAAGTGGTAATCACTTATCTCAGAAGTCATACCAACTTCACCATTTAATATTCTTTTAAGACGAGACTTGTCCAATTCTCTATCTTGTTCCAATGCAGACTGTACTGCTCTAAGCTCTTTAGCTCGATCGTCCGATATTTGTCGTTTTAACTGTTCATTTACGATCTCGTAAAGCTCATATTTTTGAGTAGCAATCAGCCCTTTAATCATGGCTTTAGCTTCATTAATATAATTTCTTACTGCCATTTCAAATACCTCATAAATGTAAATTGGCCTCGTCTGCAGGACTCGAACCTGCGACCCTCTGCTTAGAAGGCAGATGTTCTATCCAGCTGAACTAAGACGAGTAAACCTATAACCGCTATTAGAAATAACCACCAATAACGATAAAACACATTAAATAAAAAACTTAATAAACCTAGAAGGATGGATACTCCCGCAAACAAAATGAGGAGAGAGACTGCAAGGAGTATCCAATCTTCTAGATTCATTACCAATCCAACCACTGTTCAACAATACTCTTGAACTCTTCAAGTGTGATATCACCATAACTATCTAAGTTATATATAGTATCCGTATCTCGGTATCTCATCTGACGTATACCATTCACTTCATCAACCTCGTATACGTAACCTTTATAAGCATATTTAAGAATCATCTTCAACCTTTTCTAGCACGACACCGTTATCAATACTAAATTCAGCGTCGAAATCCACCCAACCATTTTCTTCTAAGCCAGACCAACCATTCTCGGCCCAGATTTCAATAACATCTTCTTTTACCGATTCCGGAGTATTGGCAGAAAATGTCCAATCTGACCAACAACCGTCGTCACAATAAAGCATTTCAAAATCTTCACACTCGGTCAATTCAATATAACCCGTATCCGTAACCGTTTTAATTTCATCGGCATCTAGGGAAACTTGAAATTTACCCCATCGCCACCCAGTTTCCAGTGTTGCATAATAGTGTGTACCATCTGGCATTTCTTTTCGTAAGAAATTGTGTTCGTGAACACTTTTCTTTAGCTTTGGCTCCACATTATATTTTGTTTTCATAAACTGGCCTCCAGATCCGCATATTCCTCATACGGTAGTGGTTCACCGTTATCAGGTAATCCCTTGGCCATTTCAGCCTCAAAAGCCTCGGCCTCTTTTTCCTGCTCGAACTGTAGACGAAGTTGATAACAAATGTTCTCATAAGTCTGCTCGAGATCTTCAATATCCATCTCGTCCCAAGCAAGGCGCATGCGGCAACCGTAAAGGTCCTTCGATGCATCGCTGATGCCATTGATCAGCTGATTGCGCTTGAAATCCTCAACAGTGAAGATTCCCATGTCATACCAATATGACATATCGTCCGTATACTTTGAACACCAATCACCAGGATTGGCATCCATCCAAGCCTGAGCTTGAGCATTCAAAGATTCAATGTGTTGTAATAATGTTGTCATAATATCTCTCTCCTCATTTGATGTAACCATTTTATCACTACCGATTACCAAAGTAAACACTTTTTTTCAATTTTTTAACTCTTTTAGTTTTAATAACTTATATTCATTACATAAACTTTCTTGTAACTCATAAGCTTCTTTTTCCCAA